GAGTTTAGATGATGAAGATTATGCAGAAAAATATGTTAAGATAAAATTAGATGTAAGCGAACACACTTATAAACTTTGGTTAGATATTAATAAAAAAATGGAAAAGATATTAGGATATAAGAATGAGGGAAAGGTATTTGAATTTATGTGTGCTGAAATGAACAATGTTCCATTAGAAAGTATAAAATAATATGATACAAAAAGAACAATGGGAGAATGTCCTTAAAGCAATAGCAAGTGGATTAAATAATGATGATGCCTGTGATAGTGCAGGAATAAGTAGAAGCATATTCTATAAAAAGATAAAAGATGATTTGGACTTTTTGGACACTTATAAAAAAGCAAAAATACAATTTAAACTTACTCACATACAAAAAATATCAAAAGCAGAGAATTGGCAAAGTAGTGCTTGGTTATTGGAAAGGAAATTTGCAGAGGAGTTTGGTAAGAAATTAGATATTACAACAATGGGAGACAAATTAAATGAATTAAAGATTAATGTTATTAGACCAAAAAACACAGAGGGAGTTAGCGGTAACACAGATTTACGAGAAGAACGCACTGACGAAAACAAGGATAGTAGTTAATCAAGGTGGAACAAGAAGCAGTAAAACTTATTCAATACTCCAATTTTTAATCACTCTTGCATTAGAGAGCAGAGGGAAGATATATACCATTTGTCGTAAAACCTTACCAAGTTTAAAAGCAACCGCCTATAAAGATTTCTTTTCTATTGTAGAGCAATTAGGATTATATAGCATTGATTTGCATAGTAAAGGTAATTTGACTTATATATTAAACGGAAATGAATTTGAGTTTATATCTGTTGATGAGCCGACAAAGATAAGAGGTAGGAAAAGGAATATACTTTTTATAAATGAAGCAAATGAGTTTCACTTTGAAGATTGGCAACAACTTATTTTAAGAACAACAGAAAGGATATTTTTAGATTACAACCCAAGTGATGAATATCATTGGATATATGAAAACGTATTACCAAGAGAGGATTGCACTTTTATAAAATCAACATATAAAGACAATCCTTTTTTAGATACCCAAACAATTAAAGAGATTGAAAGGCTAAAAGATTTAGATGAGAACTATTGGCGAGTATATGGATTAGGAGAAAGGGGAGTAAGCCAACAGACTATATTTAAGAATTATGATTTAGTTGACAGCATACCTCAAAATGCAAAGTTTATTGCTTATGGATTAGACTTTGGTTTTAGTGCTGACCCTACTGCAATTATAGAAGTTTATAGACACGATTTGAATTTATACTTAAATGAAATAGTTTACACAAAAGGATTAACTAATCAGGATATTGGCAAGAGATTAACTGACTTTAATATAAATAGGCAACAGGAAATTATAGCAGATTCAGCAGAGCCAAAATCAATTGAAGAAATATATCGTTTAGGCTTCAATATCAAACCTGCAAAAAAAGGAGCTGATAGTGTTAAAAATGGAATTGATATAATGAAACGATATAGATTAAAGATAACTAAAAAGAGTGTAAACTTAATTAAAGAGATAAGAAACTATAAATGGATGCAAGACAAAAACAATAGGATATTAAACAAACCTGTTGATGCCTTTAACCATAGCATAGATGCAATAAGGTATGTTTGTTTGAATAAATTAAATGTTAATAATTCAGGCAAATACTATATTATGTAATGATTTCCCTTTTTTTATATTTATAATAAAACAATATGAAAGTATTAATACCAGAATCTTGGAGTGATATAACACTTACCCAATTTCAAAACTACACAGCAGAGTTTAAAAAAGAACTTAATCCAACCACAAGACTGATACAATTAATTTCAATTTTTTGTGATATTAAATTTGATGTTGCTTGTAAGATGAAAATAAGTGATATGAAAAAAATAGCAAAAGATATCTACGCTTTATTGCAAATCACTCCCAACACACTTATAACAACATTTGAACACAATAAAATTAAATACGGATTCATTCCAAGACTTGATGATATTACAATTGGGGAATATGCAGACTTGGAGCATTATTTGTCAGATGCAGATAAGATGTGGGATAATATGCATTGGATAGTATCTATACTTTATAGAGAGATTGAAGAAGAAAAGGATGGGCAATATGTTATAAAGGATTATGAGCCAAGTAAAGAAAGAGCAGAAGAATTTAAAAACTTATCAATGGAAGTAGTTTATTCAGCATCCAATTTTTTTTTGAGTTTAGGCGCGGAATTAGTAGAGATTATGCCAAACTTTATCCAACCAGAGGAGAAGTTACAGATGACGGAGATATTGAAAAAGATGGCTGGGGTTGGTTCAAAATCATCTACCATTTCGCAGGAGGAGATATTACAAGATTTGAACAGGTTGAAAGACAACAATTAATACTTGCGTTGAATACATTGAGTTATGAACAAGATAAAAACAGAGAAGAAAGACAACAACTTAACAGAATTAAATAATGTTTAATATAAAAAAATATGGTTCAGGAATACCAGAAGCAATAGAAAAAATGCTTGATTGGTTCAAGTTTAATAATCCATCTGTTTACAGAAAATTACAAAAGGTTTGTCAAAAACATAAACTATATTAAAATGATTACATTCAAGAAAATAGTAGATTTATTTGAAAGCATAGTTACTAAACATTATCAGCTACAAGCATTTCAATCAGGAGAAATATCTGAAATTGACCCAAATAAATTAGACCAACAAGATTTTCCTTTATTGTTTTTACAACCCAATACAGCAACGATAGATGAGAGAACATTAACTTATTCCTTTGATATCTATATACTTACACAAGTATTAGATGATGGAACAGGAATAAACGATTCTTATTCTCAAACATTATTAATGATGAAAGATGTAGTTTCAGAATTTAGACAAATACTATCATCAAGCTCATTTGTAGCAGATGCAGACAAACACGAATACATAATAGAATTACCTATTTCTTGTGACCCATTTACAGAACGATTTGCTAATTTATTAACAGGGTGGACTTCAACTATAAGTATAGAAGTCAACAATGAGAACAATCTTTGTATAGCACCAATAGCAACTTCGTAATGAGTAGATTATTTACAAGAGACCCAAAGGGAAGATTCACTAAAACTTTGTTCAAAGAGTGTGATAATGTGTTTAAAGAATTTGCAGATAGAGTGATAGGAAATGCAAAAAGAAATTTGTCAAGATTAAAAAAAGGTGGTGGAAAATTATTTAGGTCGTTGAGGGCAGATGTTTTACAAAAGCAAGATGATTTTGTATTAAGATTTTGGAGCACAGATTATGGAGATTTTGTTGACCAAGGTGTAAGTGGAGTTAAAAAGAGAATATCAGGAACGAAATATAGTTATAGAATAAAAATACCCCCTCCGTCTTTATTAGAACAATGGGCTAAAAAAAAAGGGATAAAAGGTAGAAACAAAAAGGGAAGGTTTATTACTAACAAATCTTTGGGATTTGCAATAGCAAAAAGCATATTTAATAAAGGACTACCAAGAACTTTATTTTATACAAAAGCTTTTGAAGATAACTTTAAACAAGATTTTGTTAGCAAAGTAGAAACTGCTTACGCAAATGATATGGAAAGGATATTAGAAGCAGAGTTTAACGAGCAATTAAATAATTAAAAAATGAGTGTATATTCAGTAACACAAGAACCAAATGTCCTGGTAGGAACAGGACAGCCAATTATATTTACAGCATTTGATACAGAAACAGCAAACATATATCCAAATGGAGATGCTGATGTTTGGAAGTTTAGATACATCTGTGATATCTATATTGATACAGGAAGTGGCTCAACAAAAGTAGCAAGATTGAAACAATTACCCAATGCTGAAAATGTAGGAATCTTTGACATATCAAGAATAGTTAATTCGTTTTTATATCCAACATTAGTTAATCAAGGAATCACAACTAATTCAATTCATACATTACCATTAGGCGATTTAGGAGACCCTTTCTCACTAAATGATTCAAGTTTAGAAACTGTGATTTGTAAGTTTGGAGAAGAATTTGCAACCACAGCAACAGGCTCCCCAACCGTCCACGCAGACCGACACACAGAGACAGCAAGATATGCTTTTCAAGCATCTGTTCCATACAATGCAGGAGTCAATTATGCCTTTGGAGATTTCATATCTAATGGAACAACAAAAAGATTTTTAACTTATATGCCTGATTATTCAATACAAGGACAGACAATAAAGGTATCAAACAATGAATGGAGAACAATGACTTTTTTAAATGATTCTGCTACTTGTCAAATTAATAGATTATACGTTCAAATTTTTAATTCATCAGGAGTGAAATTAAATTCAAATGATTACTTTGAAAACTTAACTGCAAATGGAGGAGCCAATCCATCAAGCGAAGTAGATACTGACCCTGAAAGATTACTTTTTGTAGGAGTAGGAGTTAAGAACTTAAACATTCAAACTCTTGTATCTGATATGCAAATAAGTGGACACGCAACTGCTGCTTATTATGAGGTGTTTGGAACAAATGCTTCTGATACCCAAAAGACAACTAAATATAGATTTGAATTAGATGGTAACGATTGTAAATATCCAATGAAACAATTTGCTTGGTTGAATAGATTAGGAGGGTGGGATTATTTTTCATTTAAGAAAAAAGATGTAAAAACATTAAACATAAAAAGAACAAAAATGAAAGAGCCTCTTGGAACTTTTAATGCAGCAACTTATGCTGAAAATAGTTTTGACAGAGGTTCAAAAACACTCAAAGCAGATGCAGTATATTCAGAAAGTGCAAATACAGATTACCTTTCAGAAATACAAGCAGAGTGGTTAGAGGGTTTGTTTACATCTAATAATGTCTATCTTATTGATACTGAACAAGATATATACACACAAGCAACAGGAACAACCATATCAGCCGATGCTCCAAATGTTATTCCTGTTGTTATAACATCTGCAACTTTTGTAAAAAAGACATCAGTTAACGACCAATGCAAAATACAATACACAATGGAATATGAGTATTCAAAAGAACAAAGAGTAGGAATATGATTCAGGTAGCGGCATACGGACAAAGTTCAGACTCTCCTGTTTTTTTAGATGTTCAAAAGGCACCTGGCATTTCTGCAAATTATTCATTTGCTGATGTGCGAGACCCATCAAAAAGAAACTCATCTTATTCACATACCTTTAAACTACCATTCACACAAACAAATAATCAATTTTTTGAAAATTTATTTGAGGTAAATTTAGATGCGTCAACTTTCAATCCACAATTAAAAACAAAAGCACAAATTCTTGTTAATGGTATTACTCAATTAACAGGGGTGTTGCAGATTAAAAACATATTAACAAAGGCAAAATTATATGAGGTTGTAGTATTTGGAGAGGGAGGAGATTTGTTTCTTATGGCGAAAGAAGGTAAACTAAAAGATGCTTTTACAGATACAGATGATGAAACATTATTGACAACTTGGAATCACAAAATTACATATACAAATATAGTTGCATCTTGGACAGGTTCTCTAACAAACACAGCAGGAGATACAATATCTGATATCCTTTATCCAATTGTAGATTATGCAAGAACTAACTTACCTTTTGGTGGTTCAGGAGAAAGTTTAACTTTACCATACTTACCTCAATTCTTAATAAATAACAGTCCTCTTTATAAAGATGTAATGTTAAGACCTTGGCAACAAAGACCTGCAATAAAAATAAAAACCATATTCCAACAAATACTAAAAAAAGCAGGATTTTCTTATACATCAACTTTTATTGATTCAACTTACTTTGGAAAGTTGTTTGCTTTATTAGCAACAGAAAACGAGGAATTTCCTGTTGACCCTATTGGTGGGTGTAAAATTGGAATGACAAACAATATGGTGCTATCAGGAACAGCACCTGAACCAATAATCACTTTTAATAAAGAGACTCCAAGTCCCTCTATTTTTTATGATATTGATGGAGCTTGGTCAACAACACAACATCACTTTACTTGCACTGTTCCAGGAAACTATAAGTTTGCTTATAAATTGAGATTGAAAACAATTGCATCAGGAGCAACAACAGACATTCCTGGTGTGTATGTATGGCTCTATCATAATGGAATGGAGATAGAACAACATACAAAATGGGGAGCAGGAGCATCTGCATCTACCAATAATGAGAGTGATGTTACAGATGAGTGGAGTGGATTAGATTTAGAGGTTGGAGATACTGTTTATATGAAAGTAAAATTGAATTCTGAAAATGACCTTGGAGCAACTGTTACTACTCATATTATGCCCTATGTTAGCACAACAAACATTGGTTCGTATTTTGAACTATTAGGCTCAAATACAAAACCAGAAAATGTAACTGTTTATATTCCTGATTGCTTACCTGATATAGACCAAGATAAATTTTTAAAAGATATTATTCAAAGATTTAACCTTTGTGTTATTCCAAGTCCTGAACAAGAAAAACATTTAATTATAGAACCTTTTATAGATTACATAGAAGCAGGAAGTCAAAAGGATTGGGAAGATAAACTTGATACTTCAAAAGAGGTTAGTGTTAAATTTACCAATGAATTAATGAATCAATCTATTGAGTTTGCAGATGCAGAAGATGATGATTCAATAAACGCCTATCATCAAAAAGCATTTGGGCACGTATACGGATATTTTGAAAAAACAACAGAAGGAAAAGATTTTGCAAAAGAAGGAGCATTAACTAATGAACCAGTATTTTCTCCTTTTATTCCACGGCAATTAGATTCTGATTGGGAGTTAGCAAGTGAATACGATAAGTTTTTAATTCATAGAAATTATGAGATTGATGATGGACAATACAAACCTACTACTACCAAACCTAAAATGTTTTTTTATTCAGGCTCAACAACAAACATAGGAGCAGTAATATCGTGGTATGATGGAGTTAATCAAACAGTACAACAAAATTTTAGTTATCCTTATTGTTCAAGTTTTGATGAAGCACCTACAACATCAGCAACAAAAGATTTGAGATGGGGTGGCGGATGGGCTTATGAAAGGGAATCTCCTCTTGTTGGAACAGGGTGGGGTTTTAATGATTTATTTGAAACTTATTGGGCGAAATATATTAACGAGATATATTCTGATGATGCAAGACTGATGACTTGTTATGTAAATTTAACTCCAACTGATATAATAGACTTCAATTTCAATGACCATATTTTTATTAATAATTGCTTTTGGAGAATTAATAAAATAACAAACTATGAAGTAGGAGAAACCACTTCTACGCAGGTTGAGTTTATAAAAATACTTGAAACAGCAAATAACAGAGATTGTTTAATAGAGCCTTCTGCAATTAATGCTGACGGAACTGTTGACTTTGTTAATACCTCTGATGGAAGTGCAGCATCTGTTACCCAAGTGTGTTGTGAAGAATTTGGCTATTATTGGAATCCCTCTATCCCTGATTGTTATTGGAAGAATTTTAAAGCTCCTCCTCCTGACATTAATCCTCAAATGTTGATTGTTGCTACTCCTTTGGCGACTGGTAGTTTAAAAGCAGGAACAGGAACTTATAAAAGTGAAACGCAAGATGCACTTGTATTGTCAACAAGAAATCTATCAAACAATACTAATTCTGGGTATATGGTTCTGACCTATACAGGACAAACAGATGATGCTACATTGACCGAGATATTCGTTAGAGGTGGAACAGAAAGATACAAGATACCATTGAACACTCTCTGCACATTAAGAGCAACTTGTGCATCTGTTCAGTCAGGTCAAGATGCGAACAATGGGTCAATAGGTTCATCATCTTATACAATGTGGATGGGAGCAGTTAAAAACGTAGATGGAACAGCATCTGTAATAGGACAAAGAGAAGCAGAGACAGAGATTCAAGATAGTGATGCAAGTAGGAGGAATTTGGAGTTTGGAGTGACAAGTGATACAGTGTTCACATATCTCACAATCAAAGTTCAAGGGAATGCAAGTATGAGAATTTTATGGGCAGTTGATGTAAAGATTGAATATAATCAATTTGCTATTTATAACACAACTGCAATATGGATGGATGATAACAATATGCAGTTTCAAGATGGAGACCAAATGCTATGGAATTAAAAACAGATAAGATATGAAAGAAGCAAATATAACGATAAACGCAAACACAGCAGCAGCAGCAGAAAATTTAAAAAAACTTGGAGAGAGTGCCGACATTTCATCTAAACAAATGATGGGGTTATCGCAAGTTGCTATGACCGTTGCTGAAACAATATCAGGTTCATTTGCAATAGCAACAGGTGCAGCAGGATTGTTAGCAGGAGAGAATGAACGACTACAACAAATAGCAGTTAAAGCAAATTCAGCAATTGCTCTTGCGATTGGAATAAGACAATTAGCAGAACAAAGAGCCAATGTTACGAGTCTTGCAGGAAAAGTTATTTCAATAGCAAGTGCAACAGCGACAAAATTAGCAGCAAAAGCACAAGGATTG